ATCATAAACAGCTTGATTATCACCTGTTTTTTTAGGTTTTAACAATGTTGCCATTGTAGTTGCTTCTTTTAAATCTAATGCATCTATTTGTGTATCTAATTTATTTTTAGATACCATACCACTTCCTACAGCTTGTAATACTGCAGGGTTACCAAACGCCATAGCAAGATCACCAAAATCTTCAACACCTTCTAATGCTCCTCCAGATAATGCTTGATACACTGCTAGAGGTCCTAAAGCTGATTGTTGATTTTGTAGTCCTGTTCTTGTTTTTTCAAATGCTTTTGGAATCATTCCCAAATATTTTTCATATTCACCGGCATAACTTCCAGGTTCATCTACCAATCCTCTTTTAGGTGTGTCTAACCCAGATGTAATACCAGTGCCGGCAGACGTTGGTCCGCCTTTTCTAAACATCGGTCTTTTCATTACTTTGTAATCCATTAACCTAACCCAAATAGTTTACCTAAACCAAATGCACCAATACCTGATTGTATTGCGCTACCAAAAGGACTTGGAGCTGCTGCTGATGGTCCAGTTTGTGTTTGAACAGAACCTAGTCCACCCATGACACCTGTTAATCCTTGACCAAATCTGTCTAGTCTTTGTAGAGGTTCCATCTGTCTCATTTGTTCTGCTTGTCTTGCAGCGTCTTCTACTGCTTGTCTGTATTGTAAATCTCCACCTGATAATCCTTGACCAATTGCAAGTTGTTGACCTGCTAATGCTGGTTGTAGTTGTGCAAGATTACCATAGTATTGACCTAAACCTAATTGTTGTTGTGCAAGTTGTTGTTCTGCAGTTCCTAAACCTAAACCAGTTCCAGCTAATTGTTGTTGTGCTGTTGCTAACTGTTGTCTTTGACTGCCTAGTCCTGCTTGTTGACTGGCTAGTGTTGAAGTTGCTGTTCCTAAACCTAACTGTTGTCCAGCAAGTCCTGCTTGTGAGCTAGCTAATTGTTGTTGTGCACCAGATAAACCTAATTGATTTGCAAGATCTTGTTGTCTTGCAGCTTCTGCTTGACCAAAAGCTTGTTGATTTAATTGTGCATCTATTAAAGCTCTATCTCGCTGTCTTTGTGCATCAAACGATCCAAGTTGCACACCAAATCTACCTGAATCTAAATTACCTACTGTGCCTAATCCTGCTTGTTGTGTAATAGCTGATCTTTGTGCTGCAGCTTGTGCATCATATTCATCTAAAGTTGCTTGTCTAACAGCTGCTTGATATGGACTTTCGTAAGCTTGTCTTTGAGCCGTGGTCATTGGTCCTGTTAATCCTGATGCTGCAGTCAAAGGTGCTGCTGCTCCTCCTAAAGTTGTTCCCGCTGCTCCTAATCCTGTTTGTGCTGCAGATATAAATGGTGATACACCACCTAATGTTGTTGCTGCTGTTCCAATATCTGTTCCAGCTTGTGTTAATAAGGGTTGAGCTAATCCTGCTGCTGTTGCAGCTCCTGTTAATTGACCTCTAACATTTCCTAAAGTTGTTCCTGCTGCTGTTGCTTGTGCTGCTGCTGGATCTAAAAATTGTTGAAAGCCACCAATACCCGTTGCACCTGTTGTGCCAGTAATTGCACCTGTTGTTGGGTCAAATGCTAAAGTTCCAAGCCCTGCTTGTGTTGCTGCTTGTTGTTGTGCTGCTTGTGCTAATGCATTTTGTTGTGCGACTCCTGGAGCAAAACCTTCTGCTCTTGTAACAGGTGTTGCGCCTAATGGTTTTAATGCACCAGCGGCTGTTGTTTGACCAGTTAAAAGTTCTAAATATTTTTTTGCACCTTCTTCAAATATCGGTGCCGGTTGTGTTATATTAGTTATAGTTTCAGCCATTATGCTACCTGTGATTCCAATCTTTTCATTGTGTCGTACATTCTTTTAGCGCCTTGGTTTACACTTCCACCGCCTGCAGCTTTTACAGCGTCTGCTGTAAACACGAATTCATTTTTGCTGACTCTTGCTGGGACGTCGTCAGCTTTTTCCGCTTTTCCTATAGGTATAAACCCTCCACCACGTAAGTCAAGTTCCATTCCTGGAGGTGTAACATCTGATGCTTGTGTTTGTAATGATGATAAACCACCCATTGCTTTATTTATTCTACCACCTACAGCAAAGTCAGCTATTGTTAATTTACTAAATGTTTCCATAGCCCAATCTCTAGCTGCTTGTATTTCTGCTTCTGATGCTGCTTTATTCTCTGCTAACAATGCATCTTCTGCTGCGTCTGCTGCTTCCATTTCATCTTTGTATTTTTTTGCTTTTATGTTTGATGCAATACCAATACCCCATGATCCAAGTTTCAATATACTTGGTTTAAAAGTTCCATCTTTTTGTTTACTACCAAACAAACTTTGACCCATTTTACTATCCATAATTCCAACGTCTCCACCTAGTGTAGACATTTCTCCACCACTACCAAATATTCCTGATTGTGCAGGATTTCCAGGAACATAAACATTTTCTGCACCTGGCAAACCTAAAGCAGTTGCTTCTGGATCAAGAGGTTGACTACTACCTTCTGTTGCGGGTGTACCAAATAAAAACTCATCTGACATTTGTCCAAGGTCACTATCACCAAGTCTAATTTTTCCAAGTAATCCTTCACCACCTATATCTTCATAAGCACCGCCTGCTTCACCACCAGTAATTAAATCTCTAATTCCAAAATCATCTGCTGTTCCTCTACCAAACCCTTTAAATTTTGTTCTTGATCCAAAAATTCCCTCACCAGGATCTGTTCCTTCAAACCTTGCATAAGGTGCAGCTACAAATGCTAGATCACCAATATTAAATTTACCTTTTTGTTTTGCTGTTCCTGCAAGATAAGCTGCTTCTCTAAATCCTGGAGGTAAAAAAGGTGCTATTGTTCTTAACGGCCCTGCTATTTCTTTTGGAACTAATTTTCTTGCAACTTTTGTAAAAGGTCTTGTAACTTTATTTAATGCTTTTTTAAAACTACTACCTATGCCATATTGTTTTCTTTGATCAAGGCCCATGATACCACCGAATGCCGCTTGAATTCTGCCGCCTGTTGCTTTTGTTGATCTATTTAATTGTTCAGTTAAATTTAATATTTCATTTACATCCATGATTGGTGTTAATGATTCAAACTCATCAATACGTATTGGTTTTAATCCTAATGATACTGCTGCTTTTACATAATTGTTGTAGCTATCAGATGATGCCATCATACTTTTGTCAGGCAACACGGGTCCTATGGGTTTTGGACCAAAAGGATTAATTGGATCTTCATCACTTGGTAATACAGGTCCTTTTGCAAGACCTCTAAAATAATCTTCTAAAGCATCATTATATTCTTCAGTCCCTCTTAATGGTATCATATCAGGAAAAACTCTTTCAAATTCTTCCATATATTCTCTCATAGGAAAACTTTCTGACATATTTTTTTTTAGTTGTTCTTGTATTGGTGAGCTTTCACCTTCATTACCAGTAAGTCTGATATTGCTTGCACCTTTTTCTAGCGATTTAATTCCTTCTTGATCTATCATAATTTTTTATATTGATTTGTTAGAGGCAGGAATTTAACCTGAGTTGTTAATAATACTTTGTTTATAATCATAAATCAACCTATGATGTTACTTCTCTTGGTTTAATTTCTAACGCTGATAATACCACATGTAGTCTATTAGCCGTAGCAGCTGTGACTTTTACTACTTCACTTTCTTCTACTACCAAAGGTCCAGTCAATAGTTCCGTGGTCCCATTAGCAGATATTGATTTAGTCTTAAACAAGCTAAATATGTTAGAACTAGTGTCTGTAATTGTTACTGTTATTGTATCTGCATTACCTGAATCTTCTGACACTAATATAGATTTTATTACAGCAGTTGTAGCTGATGGCACCGTGTATAGTGTTGTAACACTTGTTGTAGTTAGATCTACTTTTTTGTTTACAAATGAATTAGCCATTAGTTTATAAAATAATTAAAGGCTTCTATTTCATCCTTTAAATCCTCTTGATATGTTGAGTTTAATTTTTGTATTACAGCAGATAAATCTCTGTTTAAAGATTCAGCAACTGTTTGTTTGTATTCTTTATCCGGGTGTGTAAGTACCTGTGTAATTCTAGCCATTATAAAGTAACGATGCCTCCATTTGCAAAAGATCCCATATCAGAAGCTTTTCCTGAACCACTATATCCTGGTCCAGCTTGTTCTCTTTCAGTTTGTCTATTAGATCCACCATACTGTCCAGGTTGAGTTCTATACCTTGCCTCATCTATAGCTTGTTGTGCTTTTACTGCTGCTATTGCTGCAGCTTCTTTTTCTGCAGCTCTAATTATATCTTGCATTTCTTTTTCTTTTCTAGCTTGTTCTATAGCTTGTTTTTCTATAGCTTGTTTTTCTGCTTCTTTTTTCTTTTTGTTTTCAACAATTCCTTTAGCAACAATTCCTGAACCAGGAAATATTGCATTCATTATCATATAACCATAATTATTTTTTACATAATTTTGGGCTTGATTTATTAAACCCATGTTAAGTAAATTACTTACATTAGTATCTTTCTTTGCATCTTCTAAATCTTTTTGATTTACTTCATCTTCTAAAATTGCATTATAGGTTGATCTTTTTAAAGTTGGAATACCACCATCATTATTATTACCAATATTTTGATTTATAAAAGGTTTTATTGGTGCAGGAATTATGTTTATTGGTGCAACAGTTTTTATGCCTGTATTAAGATTTGTATTAGAAGCTGTATTTATATTTGCAATAGGTGCAGTGTAATCAAATGTTCCATAACCACCTAATCTACTTCTGTCTAAATCACTAAGACTTAATTGATTAAAAAAATCAAATTCGTTTTCCATTATCTTCTACCATCCGGTTGTATGTCTAATCTAAATGTGCCTAGTTTCCAAAATTGACTTGTGCTTGTGTTATCAACTTTTAAAGATATAGATCTAGCACGTGCACGTGTATCTATTTTTTGTGTACCACTACTTATTGTAAATGGACCTAATGTAGAACTTGCTTGTGTGTCATTTGGAAAATCTCTTAAATTTAAAGTAATTCTAGTATCACCTGTTTGTGCTAAAAAGTCTGGTAATACTCTTCTAATTTTCATCATAAATTCACCATCACCTTTTAATGATGCGCCACCATCTTGAGTTAACCCTATGTCAAAATCTCCAGATTCAATTGAAGCTGTAATAGCAGACGTTGCTCCTTCTTTAATTTGATCTAACCCTGTTTCATGTTCATAATATATTGATGTGCCATCTGTATTACCCTGTACGTAAGTTGCTGAGCCAGATGTACCATTATCGTCTGATACATATTGTGATGCATGAGGTTTACCAAACACTGCAGAATCAGACCAAGCTGTTCTGTCTAATGTGCCTGTTGTCCATATAGGTCTTTGTGGTGATGAATCAATGTAGTTGTATGTTACAACTCTGTTAACTGTGTTAGATCCTGAGTTAGGATAAAACCAACTTATCTCACCAAACAAATTATTAAGGCCTGCATTAATATGTTGTTTTGGAATTGTATTAATATCATCGTAAACAAAATCTTCTACTAAACATGGTAATGATTCTAACTGTCCACCATACCTAAAGAAACCATTTTCTGACATCCAATATGCTGTACCGTCAACTTCAACGCAAGCGTTCTTGCCAATTAATCCACAGTTAGTACCAACTTGTTCAAAAGCAAATGTAAAAGGTGCACCAACAAATCGCATAATAAATAATGCAGTGTCAGTCCAAACGTAAATTGCATTTCTACCTCTTAACGCACCAACGATCCGTGATCCGTCGGCCAGTCTTTGTGTACCTGCACTGTTGGTTGCTGTAGGTGTATAATCTGTAATGTCTTCTTGAGAAGAAAATCTTATAAACATTTCGTCTTGTGTAGATTTTGTGCCAGCTGTTGTTTCTGTACCAAAAAATACTAAGTGACGATCGGGTGTAGATACCAACATATCACGAGACGCTGTTGGTGCACCACTTGCAATTGCTGCTCTTGTGCTTGTGGCATTAGTAGCGTTTGAATCCCATGTAAATGTTTCACCATTAAATATAGTTGCAACAACTTTATTGCCAAAATTATCTAATGACCACAAACCTGGATCAGTTACAATATCTCCAGATGCTGCAGAATTCCATGCAAAATAATTAGATGCATCTGTAACTGTTGCACCTGATGAGTGTGTTGCAGCTGTTGTACCATTTGCACCTCTTGTTAATCCTGATAGTGTTCCACCGCTATTTCCTGTATAAGTAATTAATTCATTTCCTATTTGTACTGTACCTGATGATGCAAACGATGTTGAACTTGCCATTGTTAATGATGTTACACTAGTATTTATTCCTGATGACAATGTTGATGTAAACTGTCCTTGTGCTTGACCACCCCATGATCCAAGACCCCAACCTGTTGATGCTACCTCAACTGCTGGTCCTACTGGATAATAATGTTGTACTCTAATACCACCAGAAGTGCTTGCTCCAGAACCACTTTCGTTAGATGGCATAGTAATAGTTAAAGTAGTGTCAGTTGGTATTGAAGTTACCATAAATTTTATATCTGTAAAATCACTAGATCCAAAATTAGAATTAGTGATGCTTGTAAAACTATCTAATAAAATTACATCACCTTTGTTTATATTGTGTGCTGATGCAAAAGTTAAAGTTACAGCTGCGGATCCATTAGTTGTACTAAACGCTGATGTTAAAGTTGTAGTAGCTTTTATTGGATGTACGTCATAAAAAATACCACCTGAGTATATATATAAAATTCTGTTTGTTCCTAATGCTGCGTATTTAATTCCTGCTGTATTTACAAAATGGTGTATAGCTGTATTACGTCCTGTTAAAGATATAGAACCTAACTGTGCCCAACCACCTATTTTTTCTGGATAACCATATCTAAATCTAACATTATCACCTGAAACCCATTGGCCCTCACCTTCGGTGGCTGTAACTTGTTTATTAAATCCTGGTGCAAATCTTACTTTTTGTAGCATATAGCCCTTTATATTACTAAAAGGCCCAGCTTACAAATGAATATCTAGTGCCTTTGGTTGCTTCTTTTACTTCGTGTGGATACATAAAGTTCGACGGAAATAAAAGTATATCTCCTGTTTTTAGCTTAATTTCTTTACCTCTGCAATAAAATTCACAGCCTTCGTAGTCTTCATTTAGATTTGCTACAATAGATACTATCGGCACCCCTTTCATTTGACCATCAAATATACTATGGATATGATCGTAGTGTTCTCTCATCATAGTGCCTACTTCATATTTATTAAATCGTATGGGACTAAATTTTGTAAGCCATGGTGCATTAGTTTTTTCTCCTGGTGTGCTATGT